CTTGGTCTCTCAAGCACCGCCTAGAGCGAGACTCGACGCCATTCACGCCCCCGACTTGGGGTGTTGAATAGGATGGTCCCTCTCCAATAAATGGGGGAATTTCTTAAACGTAACCGCAAAATTTAACTAGTCACGTACACCACAAATCACGCTTGTGAACAACGCCAACGTTATGAGCACGTTGGTGCTAGATGGTAGGTGGGCATACACTACACATCAATCCTCCTTGTTGCTTCGGCGTCGAGGTAGACGTCGCCTTCCTCCTCCAGACTCGCACTAAATGCGTTGGCTACCTGCGCAATCGGCACAGGTGGACAGCCTACGAAATAGGTGAACTGGAAGTCTTCCGCCACTGAGCGGTACCACACAGGGATGCTCTGATATTCGACAGAGATTGCCGAAGATGGCACGGAGTACTCAACTCCGCTAGCCGTGTTTGGAATAGCATCCGTAACGTTGGGTACGTTCAGACTGACGGGTGTCTTGCAATAGTAAGGCAAAGACAATGAGAGAAGGCCCACACCGGAATCAGAAAGGTAAGTTCCGGTTGGGGATATGCCACTGCTGGCGAAATAGGTGACGGCTTTATCCGTACCATTGACGCTTGTGGAAGTCGCAAAGGTCTCTCTACCTTTGCGAACTTGCGAGGGTGCCAGTGTGGCTGACAAAGAGCCTACAGAAGCGGCAGTGTCCATCGTGACACGCATGCCACCCCGATAAAACACGTACATAGGGCTGACGTAGGAGAACATATCTCCTCCGTACTTTGGGGTGGAAATACCCGATGACGTGAGTTTTGCGACGGATGTGAAGAACGGCCACATTGCCATTCGATCCGTCGCGGTTGGCACTGTTGTACAGAAGATCTGCTGGTTACGCGAGATCAACTGCCTGACGCTAGTGAAAAGCTCGCCCACGCAATAGGACGCGCTCTCCATGGTCTCAGTAACGACCGGTTGCGACCCGACTACCTCGTCTACCAGCTTGTCCGAACCTTCGTCACCCATCTCGGGCGAGAAAGCAGGATAGGCCAGCGTGTTCTCGGAGTAGCCAGGAACTGCCAGCTCGAAATCGTCGGACCCACTCCAGTACATAAGGAGTTGGACAGCTTGCGAAGCCGTCTCAGGGCAACGAAGCTCGTTGAGTACACGCATGGAAAGGTACCCAAAAGCTTGTTCGATGTCGAGGTATGGAACCGGCACGAGGAAGGGCAGGTCCAGGCAAATCTCGTTACCTTCACGAATGTCCACGATCTCACGCAGAGACATGGTACTATTGGTCAATGAAGGAATGGAAGCCGTGGAGCGTGGCGCAAAGACTATCTCAAGCCTACCGGAATGGAAATCCGTCTTGGCTATCTTGATACACAAGCGTAGTCCGCCGCGGTATTGTCTAAACACATTAGACAAGTAGTACACGGGTGGTCCTGTAGCCACGGCAATGGACTTGGGAGCCACAGTCTTGACTGACACGTTCTTTATCTGTCGAGGTCCCACAGCGGACCCATACAGCAGCGTGCCGGCCGACTGCGAAGTAGTCCACTCCACGGTTTGCGTAAGCGCCTCCACTTTCTTGAGCCAGGCGAAGCTCATCTCATCATCGGTAGTGAAAGACTTACCATCCAAAACCGTGACCGCGTTACAAGAACGCAGTGACAGCGGAACGGCAGTGTCTCCACCATCCGAGGTGGCCAGGAAGCGACCGTACTGGTTGGAAACGACGGTCGGTGCCATGCCTACGGAAGGCTTAGACCAACCGAAGAACGATGCTATGCCCGACGCCCCGTCGAGTACCCATTGAGCGGGCGTGGCAAGCGCAGTCAGAGCAGGAATAGCCGTAGCATATCCCGCTATCTTAGCAGCTTGTGACAGAGCGTTGGCAACAGGCATGTCTGCCATGGCCTTGGCTTCAGCGTCGTTGGAGGAAATCGCCTTAGTACTAAACTTAACGCGTTTAGACTTGCGCGCCGGTTTACCACTCATCTCAGGGTAAAAGGGCGCGCACAATTCGACGTCCTCGAAATGCGCATACAGCGCGAAGTTCACATCTCCCTCGCCGCCAGCCCCCGTACGCAACGGTGACAAAACGGAAAGATAGATAGCTCCGCGCTCGTATCGCGGGTATATAGTGCCAGAGCCCGTAGGAAAGTTCAGCGGATAGTGACTCGCTGGTGTAACGTACGGGATACGCATGATGGCAGCCGTCTCACGACAGTCCAGAACCACATGTGGTTGCATGGTCTTGGTAGTAATGTCGTAGTTATGCATTGCCTGGTACGATTTAGCCATCGGCGCGTCTAGGCCGGAAAAGGCTTGTACCAAGGGCAGGAAATGCATGAGAAGCTTGCCAGACTGGAAGGGGTTCGCATTCAGCTGCAAACGATACACAATCGTTGCCTTAATCATGCTGAAACCCTTCCACTTGGGTATCCATGCCGCACTCACCTCAAGAAGTGAGTCGGTACCAAAGCCAGTGGTTCCGAACAGCGAATCTCCCTGTACTGATGTTGAGTTCCAGGTGCTGCTGGTAACCAAAAATGGCTTGGCAAGAAAATCTTTGATGGACTCGCTTGTAGCTGCGGCGTCCAAAGGAATTTCAGATGAGACGAAAGTTTTGCTCACCAGTTTATCGTCTTCCGTAAACGTGGTGGTGACTCCGTGAGTCGAGGTTGAAGAAGTAGTAGAATCCATATGTATAGAACGTACAGTTTATAGTCTAAGAGAAGTCCGTGGGGAAAATGCGTCCCAGGGGGTGTCAAGGTCGACTCGGCAGCAGGGTATGTCTCCCTACTCCAATTTTGGATCTGCTAATGTATTTGTTTAATCGCTCAAACGCAACTCGGATAGACGGTCAGGCGGACCGCGCTCTAAATGTCACTTCCAGGAATTCCATCCCGGCTTATGACCTATCTCCGTTGCCTCTACTAAATTACATGCTATCTACACGAACCAGGGGGGGCATCCAGCCCGCCCCCACCCACAATGACGAAGCAAAGTCATTACACTGCGCGCAGCAGTGCCCCTATATGTGAGCTAAGGGGAGGTAGTGGTGTGTTTATGGGCACACACCGGGCCGCTGGCCCACTAGTTGTGGAATCCAAACAAGGATCCAGTTCTGTGTAAACACACACTGAACGTGGTATCCTCGAGGATCACACTAATGGGTGGGGCGGCCATAGCCAGAATGACCGGCTCGGCTTCACGCTCAAAGACCTCCTTGCCATGTAACGCGTACTCGTAGAGTGCCATCTGCACGATCTCTTTGTACTGTTCCATGTTTAGGGACTTGTCCATCCACTGGTAGCTCTTGCGGATTGAGGCAAGCTCCAAAGGAGCTCTAATCACGCCGTTGACGCGCTTAAAGGAACGCTTAATGAAAGTGCATTCCTCCAGGCTCTTGGGCGGTTGAGGGTTGAGGTAGGGATCAGACTTGTCTGCGTTGGTAATCTTATAACCAAGTTCTGCGAGTGTCTCGGCGAAGAACTTGGTCGTGATACCTTCAAACAAGGGACCTACCGTCATCAAAACGTCGTCTCCCATCGTGACCAAGCGGATCTCTGTTATGATCTCTTCCCAGTCGACTTCAGCCCACACGCAATCGTGCACGGTAAGACCGTGTCTCTTCAAGTACCACACAAGGCACGTGAAGAGGATGAGCATCTGGTTGACGATGTCGTTAAGATCAATGGTGCCTGAATTGCCAGAAGGGTTGGACCCGTTCCAGCGAAACAGCTTGTCTCCATTGATATGATATGACATGACTATCGCTTCAGCAATAAGACGACGCATGGTGCGGTCTTCTGCCGTAGCTGTCGGGTACATCTTGCCTAGCAACTCAAAGGCGAGGAACAGGATCTCGGAAGTCTCTCTCTTGTCGAAAGAGTCGTGATCCATCTCCAAAGCCTTTGGATAAGTGCTAAGATACTTGTGCAGCGCTGGCCAATCCGTGTAAGGGTTGATGCCAACAGTACAGAAGTTGTGCATGATGTTCTTCTTGTCCCTGATCACATCAAGTGCTTTGCCGAAATACATACGGAAAAGCACCTGCAGTCTCAAGGGGCCCGTAGAGAAAAGGCGCGTCTTACCGGCAGCGTACTTGGCTTTACTCACCACTTCGTCTTTCAAATTGTCTTCGAAAAGAAAAAGGTGTGGTTCGCCTTTCAGCATATTGGTACGCGCTTCCTCGACCATGTCCACCAGGGTAGGATACCCCGGCGCCTCCGATCCAATGCCATCCTTGCCTAGAAACCACGTCTTGCCTTTCCAGCCAGACGGCATGATCTTCTTCTCAGGATAGCCAGCACTTGTTCCAGGAGTTAGAGCTCTCATGCTCCCTGCTCCGAAACACGCATCGTGTATGGACATGACGCCCTCTACTGTGCCACAGACCTTAGTCTTGTGGACGAAGAGCGCTTGCATAACGTGACGCATAGGTTCGCCTAGGACGTGGGTAACTGGTGAGTACCCAGACCTAGCCTTCTCCATGGGATCTACGTATGTGCCGTCCTCCATGGTGAAAGGACGCATCCGAGCGGGTAACTTCTCACTGGGTGGACCAATGTGAGCTAGAAACCCAGGAACGATGTTGCTGGAAGTGTTTTGGTAGGCTCTTTTTATGCCTGCCACGGGCACACCCCCAAGTTGATGGTCCCACATGATAACGGGCATCTCCTTAGGTTCCAGAGCTGCCGGGAGTGGAATGCCATTCGGACCTACGTTGGATACATAGGGGTTGACAAGCCATCTACTCAACATGCACGAGATTCCCTTGGCATCAGAGCCTTTGTTACGGGTCCCTGCCACGTGAAATCCAGCTAGTTTCCAGTCGGAACCCAACTTTATGAAAAGAGGGCTCCCACAGTCACCGGCTGAAGTATGGGCCGCATAGGAAAAAGCATTGGTCACGCACATGTCGTGGTCCCAATACTTTGGAAGCTTATCACGCTTGTACTCCACAGAGTCGATCTTCCGATCCAACCCTACTATGGTACGTTTAATGCGCATGAGCTTCGCTTCTCCTTTGGCGGCCATCGTGAGGACGTCAGTGTCGGAAAGCATGTGTGTGCGGATGTCACGCACTCGATGCATGACATTGGGCAGGTTGAGGAAAACGATGTCTTCTTGACACTCGTCGTCAGGCAAAGTCTCGTTGTGCTCCAAGTTGACACAGCAGTCCCACAATGCTTCCTTAGTGAAGATCATAGGTTCTGATCCAGACTTGAGGCTGCGAAGCGATACAGTCACTGCCACGGAAGGATTCTCTTCTACGTGGACAGCAAGATCTGACAGGTAGTGTAGTGGCAGTACAATGGTAGTACCAGCTACGCCTACGGCAAATCCGCTCTTGACTGGCCGGCCATCCGAACAAATTGAGAACTCAAACATGTTGTTGCATATTAAGTTCAGAATATTGTCCTCGTGATCACCCATCTCAGGGCTCACGGGCCAAGCTCCCGTCGCGTCGTAATGCGCCTGGCGAGCCTTAAGGCTGCGAGCCAGGGTGCGTTCACGTTTTGACGGTTTCTTTTTGTCCTTCTGCGCCTTTGTGTGGCCAGAGTGCGACAAAAACTGTTCTTCGACTGGGAGAAAGAAAGCCCCGACCGTTAGCACGAGTGCGCCAGCGGCAAGAGCAGTAAGAAACGGATTCTTGCGAACTGTCTCTTTCACAATCTCCAAGCACGAATCGGCCTGCTTGTACGCGGCTTCAAGGTGGGGTTTCATAGCTACATCAATATCATGCAGCATGTTGCACCCGGCTCGTAGCGGTTTGGACACAATGTCTTCAACCGCCACCTTGCAGTCAGCAAACTTCTCCTCAATGTAGAGTTTGATACGCATAACGACAGATGGATCTTTGACGTCTGCAACGGGGTCATCACCTTTCGGTTCTTTGCCCATCTCACTCGCGTATCCATCTTTCGCTTCGTCTTCAATCGCGCCAGCGGCGTTCGCACGTCTTGCACGGGCAATTGCAACCCGTCGCTCATCAAGCAAGTCTTCCATACGCAGTCCCTTCTCTTCAAGGACTTTCTGGTGCACTCTTGTCTTACGTGCTATGCGCGTGTGCTTGTAGCGGTCAGAAAACTCACCCATGGCGTTCGCTTCTCTCACGGAAAGAGCAACAAAGTCTTCGTACTCCAGGACGTTGCGAGACATATCTCTAGTTCCTGTTTCCATATTCCACGGGTGAAACTCCCAGACTGAAGTAGCAAGCTCTCCAGCGTGTTCCTCGTTGTCGGGACACGCCAGCGGATTGATCCTTCTGTTGAGAATGTTCTCTTCCTCTCCCTTGGAATACTCTTTCTTAATGGTGACGAAGTAGGAGTTCCAACGGCGGCGCATGGCTTCAGGGTGCGTAAACGACGGGTGAGTGATGGAGTTGAACTTGAGCATGTTGGACGAAACCAACGTAAGCACATTGTTCATGGTGTAACCAGCACTCTTGTCGCCTAGCGACGCCTGATCAGGTGTCCAGGGAGCATCGTTGTCTATGCGTATAGCCATAAGCAGGCTAGCATCAGCAACGCTGGTTCCGGGGTCTTTAAGAAGTCCCACGTCATCGAGAACGACGCACTTCTGGTGTCTAAACCCATCCAAGAAGTTAGCTTCTGCATTGACGTAGTAGACATCTCCTTCAGGGTCTTGCAAATGGTCATAGAGCTCTCTGCCGTCTAATAGCTGAGGCGTAATGTCCATGGCGAGAAGCTGCAGAAGGACAGACTTACCAACACCGGCCATACCGACCAACGTGATGTTGAAGGGGCGGCGACGGATATCGTTCTTCTTCCAGACGTGTTTGTGTTTGTCAATCAGATCTCGGATAGCGGCCTCGATGCCTTTGGCAGCAATAAACTCATTACTGCCCGGTTTCAAGAGACTGAGAGTACGGAACAGATCTTCCTCTAGACGAGACAAAGTTTGTGCCGTCGTCTTGGTAGGCTCGATAGTACGCGTACGTAGACCTCGCGTGATCTCTCTCACTTGGATGTCGATCGCCGCAATGTTAGGGTAGGGGTGAACCTGTGCCTCCCATTCTGGCATACCGGCCCAGTCGCTCATAAAACGTATCGCGTGGTGCACGTATTTCATGAGAAAGTCGACAGAGAAGCGAATGGTGTCGCTTATGTCCTTGGTGTCTTTCATGCGATGCACGAAATCTTTCACGAAAGAAGGACTGGGCTTACGATCCATGGTTCCGAAGTGCAGCCAAGCCAGGATTGGTACGGCAATAAGCTCGATAAACTCAAAGCCTATCTCTTTCACGTACTCGTCCTTCTTGGGCACATCTGCATACTCCACCGTGTCCGCGCGAGAGCGGCCACCGAGGTATGCGTCTTCATCAGGATCATACAGGGAACGGTCTTTCTCCGCAGCCTTAACGATGCCGGAATGAAGCTGGTTGTAGATTTCCATGCCAGCCATTGATACTCCCATCAAGGAAATCAGAGCTCCAATTGCTGACAGGATCTTCTGCACCCAGCCATACTTGATGGGGTTGCGGTGCAGGTAATAAGCCGCTGCAGCACCTCCCAACACAAGGAAGGTGGGCAGCAAAAGCTTCGAAAATCCGCCATTGGAAAGGGACGGAAAGTCAATAGATCCGAAATCGATGCCGACGGTGTGCTTGCCTTGCATCAGTGGAGTGGTCTCAACGAGTTCAGTCAACTTAGAAGTAATTTCGTTGACGAAGTCTTTGGTGGTATCATCCAGACCGATCTTCACGTCAGGCAAGGAAGCCCGAATAGCATCAGTAAAGAAGCCCTTCTGGCCTTCTTTGGGTTTTGTGGTGAACATCTCAGGTACGAAACCTTCGACTGGAGGGCGTCTCGCCATCTCCTCACGCACATGGCGCATGAACTCATGGAGACATTCACGTGCCGTGATGGTGGTGGTAGGGTACTCGCTGCTCTCCATAGCCGTCTCATACAGGAAGAAAAGTTCCGTCACTGTATACGGCTGGAAAGAAGACTGACCCATCAACATGTAACGCATTACTGCGTGACAAAAGAACGCCCGATTAAGAAAACTCGGCGCGCTGTTGGTCTGGCCCATCTCGGCCACGACCTGGTCTTTCTCGGGTTCTAAGGCACTGATTGAAATCTCAAGTAACATACCGATCTCAACGAGTGCTTTCTCTCCGGAAAGCTGTTGCGCCTCTGCGCAAGTATCCCTCAACTTCACTAACGACGCAAGTGAATAACTACTCCACGAAAAATCCTTCGAGGCTAGATCCAGGCAAAATCTGCCAAGAGCCACAAAAGCATCAGTGGAGTTGTTAATAGGCGTCATCATGATTGGAAAGTAAAAGGGGGGGCTTGGGTACCTTTGCTAACGGGCCCCGCGTTTCCGAGACAATACCTCGGCTATAGGTTTGGGCTTGGCGAGCGGACGTCTAAGCGAGACGCGCCTCCCCTCCCCCACACAGGGGGGCATCAGCCTTATGTGAATTTTATTGCACTTGCACAGTGTTGTTTTCACTGCCCGCTTCCGGCGGATTCGTCCTGTATACGTATCACGTTAGAAAGTTGTATGTAGCTTTGGGAAGTAAACATCCCGGGGTCGCTATCTCAATTTCTGTAATGCGGCTTTTTACGCTATCCCACATCGGCTTGGGGGCCGGGGGCGCGTTGGTGCGTCGAAAACAAATACTCTTGCGGAATCAAACGCTCCTCCTCGCATCCCTAGACGCCTAGCATCTCAGGGAACTTAACCTGGGGTAGTTCTGTGCGGTTGCACACTACACACCTCTTGGTAACGCAATAAATAACAGGGACTCGCAACTTGCGAGAATATCCTAAAAACCCCGAAGGGCAAAGGATTAGCTAACGTCAAAGAAACTGACGGAGCGCACAGGTACGCACTTTATTTAGCATTAGGTGGTGATTTTTGTTTTGTTTTTGAACTATAAGGAAATAAATATAAATATGTACAAACTTAAAGGCAAGGTCCAGCAAAGTACTGCTGTTTAACCTAACAAGTTGAACTAAAATATACTTATGTACAAAACCACGAGTTTGGTATAACGGGTGGGCGTAACTGCTGTATTTTCAGATGAACTGAGAACACGCAATCACACGACTCATATTGAATCGCAGTCAACGGAAGAACCATAACGAATTACACTATATCTCATAAGAGCCTATCTGCAGAGCTATAGCAACGAGTTTCAACCGGCTATACATGGGCTTAAGTAGCACGTTGGCACGAATGGCAACGGGCCCCAGAAGCATGACAGATGAACTGTCACGCATG